TTCAGGAGTCTTTTGAAGATACTTAGCACCTAAGTTAAACAGTCCTTGACCAGCTGTATTTATACCTGTCTGAGCAGCCTGTTGTGCTTGAGCTTGACCGATACCAGTACCAGCCAATCCCATTAGACCTTCACGAGCTGCAGCTACGTCAGGAGCTACCTGATAACCAGCACCAATAAGTTGTCCAGTTGCAGGGTCATAGTTAAAGCCTGACTTACCAAACCTTGTAGTAACTCCTACAGGACGGAACTGTGCAGCCTGTGCAGCCTGTGCAGCAGCGTTAGTGGTAGCATTAGAAGCTTGGTTAGAAGCATAAATACTACCTGCAGTGCCAATTAATGGGCCGAGTAAACTTGTATAATCGATAGCCATTAGTATGTGCCTCCGTCAACTGTTGCTGTAAAAGTGCCAGAGACAGTAAGGTTTACTGCAGTGGCTGTTCCTGTCAATGCACCGTTATTAGCATCAGGTTTAGAATTCACTGCTGAAGCAATGTTATCAAACTCAGTGTTAATCTCAGTACCTTTAATAATCTTTCCAGCGTTACCTGTATTCAGGCTATCCTTGACTGCAAAGTTAGTTGCTTTTGTATAGTTACTCATTATCGTGTCTTCCCTGTCTTAACATAGACATCAAGTTTCTGAATGGATATTGATTTATTAAATACACTGGTTTCAAAGCCAAGTTGAATAACCTTGCCTGAACCACCAATGTTAATAATCTTATTGTCAAAGGCTGAACCACCATACTCACCAATGTTATATTCAGCTATGTTGTATTCAGCTACTGCAGCATTGGCTAAGTTAAACTGTCTGGTGTTCAGAATGTCACTGTAATCAAAGCCAAACCTTAAAGTGACTGGATAACCACCACCACCAATAACTGTTACACCTACCTTCTTCATAATCTTAATCACAGTAGGTGACTGGAAATCAAAGTAGTTGGTATAGTATCTCATCAAGTATGAGTTAGCATTGTCTTTGTAGCCATCATACTTACCAATGTAACCAGTCTCACCCACTAACAAGTCTTTATTACGAGTGTACTTAAAAGCTGTTGGAACTAAGCCATCCCACGTTGTAACCCTGTTAGCACCATTAGGTAGAGGTGCTCTCATGTCAAAGCAATACACTAATTGACGTACTGGTAGAGACAAAAGATAGAAGGCTTCCTTATCTGAGTATACAGCCTTGATTCCAGCTGCAGTCTCTCCACTAATCTCAAGCACTAAGTCATCACGTACATTGGCACTTATGTCTCTCATTGGTGCTGACTTCTCTTGAATGGTACGCATCAATGAACGTACACCGGAGTCAGACAAGAAGATAATGTCACCACCTGTGGCTACTACTGAGTCTCTAGCTACACAGCCAATACCTGTAATAGCATCATTCAATGTAAGATTGTTAGGGTCTGTAGCATTGGAGTAGATAAGAATCTGTCTACGTCCAAAGACAATTAAGAAGTTATTGTGAGCTGCTAAGGATATAATCTCATCTGCACCGTTAGGCCACACCTGAGATACATCCAATGTACCAGCTGTACCAGTACTTAAGACATGACCTGATAGTAAGTCTGAGAACTGAATGGTACTCTTAACTGTTGCATTATTAGCTGACCATGTACGACCATAGGCACTGATAACTGTATTGTTACTGGACACTGTAGCTACATAGCCAGTCTTCTCAGATACACGCTTGAATGTAGTTGCACTGACTGCAGGGTCAAACACTAAAGGATCATGTCCAGCTTGATACAGATACAGGACACCATTCAACGGAGCCATCTGCCAGTTACTGTCTGTGATGGTAGGGGCTGTGCCGCCACCTCCGTAGGTTAACAATGATAGTGTAGTACCCACAAGTTTAAATAGTTTATTGTTACCAGCAGCAATGATGTATGAGTTACCAGCATTGTCAATTAACTCACCAAGAGCTTTAATATCAGCATCACCTAAGTCAGTGTTAGTAGCATGAGATGTAGTCCATCCCTTACGAGCACCAATACGTCCAAACTTATCAATGACACAGTTATTAGCCACAGTAGCATAACCAGCCTCAAGAGAAACTGAACTATCCTGTGTATTCAGCCCCATGAAGCCGGGAGCTGCTACAGTAGTGGTTAAGATTTTAGCTACCATTAGACATCAACCCAAGTAGTTTCATCATCGTATCTGTTACGCTCAATAGCAATAGCATCTGCTAAGGCTAAGCGATACTGCTGATAAATCTCACTGAAGGATGTACCTCCATCTTCACCTCGTTCACCGACAGCTTTAGCGTAGGCTAACATCTGTACTAGGTGTGCTGGAACCTTTAAAGTATCAGCATTGGCTGTTAAGTCAGTCTGAGGAATAACTAACTCAAACCTTAATGAATATATACCATCGGGTTGAGGCCATACATCCACCTGAGTATCATCACCATCAATACCACTGTAGTTATAATACGTAGGAGCTGCACCTTGCACAGTTCCTAAGAAGTACTGTCTATTCATCCAGTTAGTTGGTACTGCCCTTAGAGGAATGTCTTGAGTATCATTTAAGACATCTACAGTACGGAACCTTTGACCTGAACCTGTCAATGTATAGTTACGAGTACCTGCCACTGTTGGAAGTACAATGGTAGTTGTTAGGACATTCCACTCGTGAGCATCCTCAATCTCTCTCTTAGCGTCATTAACAAATATACCAATCAAAGAACTATAAGGAGTATCTCCAACTGACGATACTTCAGTCTCTCTTAACCGTATCAATACGTTATTGACCAACTGTAAATAAGTCGTAGCCATTAATATTCCTTATACTTAATTAATATGGTAACATACTTTAGTGTTACTGTCAAGCCTTTTTAGACTTCTTTTTAGCTTTATTTGCTTCTGACATGGCAATAGCAATAGCTTGGTCACGAGACTTCACCACAGGGCCACCCTTACCGCTGTGGAGAGTACCACCTTTGTACTCACCCATAACCTTCTTCATCTTGTTCTTAGCTGTTCTCTGACCACGTGTAGGTAGGTTCATTTTATTTAACTCCATTAAATTTACTATCAATAGCTAACCAAATAGCTCCAAAGAAAGCACCTATGATGATAATAGGTTTCACAGCTTTAGCGATCCATTCAAGTACTTGGAAAGCTCCTGAGGCTGCGTTGAAGGCTTGAACAACCTCTTGTGTATTCTTCTCTATGTTGTCTACCTTAGCTTCAACAGCCAATAGGCGATCATAGATGTGTTCATGGGTTACTTCATCTTTCATCATGGTCTATTAAGGTTGTGTAGGCCACACGATAGTCCAAGGGAAACCAACTTGTGTAGGAACATCTCTTAATGCTTGGCAGTAGTCTTTCCATGCTTGTGATGGAGTCATGTCGCTACGGAATCTCCAATCAGTCTCAGACAACTTAGCATCACGAGTTGCACGAACATTCTTAGCCTGTTCAGCATCCTTAGAAGCCTTGTAAGCCACTTCTTGTTCAGCAGCAGTAGTAGTTACACCATCTACCAATTGGTCAATGAAGACAGGGCCAAGGATGTATTTGGTGTACCACTTACCATTCACTTGCTCAACACCAGAGGCTTGAGAGTATTGGTAAACAGTTCCACCAGTAGCTTGTGGGCCTTCAAAGATGACATCAGCACCCAAGGCTTCTAGCACCTCAGTTGTTGTTGTCTCCCATGTAGGGCCACCATTGGCTTTTGTGTATGCACGAAATTCTGATTCGTACATTACTTGCCCGTCTTGTGTTCTGATTTGCATGATGTTTCCTTATGCGATTGCCAAGAAGATGTATGTTCCACCGCTAGCATTTAGTCCTGCGGGTGCTGCGGCTGTCACCTTAAAGCCTGTGCTGTCGGTATCTACATAGTTTGTTGATGTGACCTCAGCGGCTGTACTATTTAAAAATAAGTACGGGTCATTTCCTGATGAAATTCCTCGTGCGCTGTCATACGTCCACCAGTCACCTGTACTGTCTGTGCGCTTGATAAGAACAAATCTTGCCCCGCCTGTAAATCCGCAGTTAACAGTTTGAAGTGCGCCAGTTCCTGTGTATGTACCTACTTTGCTGACCCCACTACAGGTCGCAAAGAGATAGGCAACGTAGGTGTCGCCAGAAGCATTTGCATCAACAAAACTTCCACCGCCCGTTTGTGGTGTAAATAACGTTGCTGTTGGTGCGGCAGAAAATGGCCCACCACCTCTGACAGCATCTGTTAATTGCAAATCAATTCCATTAGAAAAATACCCAAGCCCAGTGTGATATGTGTTCCAAGTTGTACTGGCAGCGGTTCTACACTTTATTATTGCCATTTCAGGCACTACCGCCAAGTTATGGCTTAATGTCCTTGCAGAACCCGTCCCCGTATAGCAAACCACATCAAAAAACGATGGGGCTCGTCGCAGATTGTTATAGCTCATTGACACATTAGCCCAACTAGCGCCGGTGCTAAAACCTGTATTGTTAAACAAAGTGCCAATTGCTGTTGCGGCTTCAGCTTGCGTTCCAGTTGTATACAGGCGTGTTCCGCTGTCGGTGCTAGTAGATGAAAATCCACGCAGTCTATCAATCCACTGTGATGTTCCCGGACTAATTCCACCGGGTCTGTAAAACTGCATCTGCAAGTCAATAGGGAAGTTTGTTGTGTTTACTGTTCCAGTTGCGTTATTCACTGCTAAAGGCGCAAACACACTCGTACCCGTAGTAGGCACTTTCATCGGGCCACGGCGTATGGCTATGTAGATGTAGGTTTGCGATGAATTCAAACCTTTAATGTTGAACCCTGTAGCAGTTGGGTCAATGTAATCGTAAGACGCTTCTGCGGCAGATGAGTTAGCCTGCAAATACGCATCTGCACTACCTACTGGCATGCCTCTCATGTTGTCTGCGATCAGCCAGCCTTCAGCCGCTTGTGAGTTTTTAATCACCACCCATTGCGGTTCGTAGCCAAGCGTTACTGAAGCGGCTCCACTTCCATTGTTTGTAAACGACCCACAGCTAATCACATTGTCTGTGCCAGTTAAGCCAAAGCCTCCTGCGTCATGGGCGAAGATGTAGGCAATGTTGGTGACCCCTGTATTGTTTACAGCCGAGTCTATACCTATCGTAAATTCGGTTGCTGTTGCCAATGTCGAATTGAAAATATCACCATTTGTAAACGCAGCGTTTGTAAGATTTAACGCAATTGTTTTACCGCTAGTTATATCTAGACTTCGGTGATAAACATACCAGCTATTACCTCCAGCAGAAACGGATTTAACGATAATACATCCTGGAACTGAGCCAAGATTATGTGAAATCGTTCTGACTGTTGAATTGCCTGTCCATGTCTGGATGTCAAAGAACTTTGGTTGCTTGCGGAATGTCCATGAAACGTAAGTGCCATTACCAGCGTAAGTACCTCCGGGAGAACCGTTGCATCCATAATCTCCACCAGAGGTGTCGGCAATAGTAAATCCAGTAGAACCAAAAGCAGTTACACCATAAGGCGACCAACTAAGTTGTGCGTTTGTTTGAGCTGTTGAAAGTCTTTGATAAATGCCACGGGCTGTGTCAAACATTTGGCAACTACTACCAGAATCAGTCCTGACTTTTTGCCAAACCATTCCACCCTTACCCGCTAAATCAATGCCGTTGGTGATGGTCTGGGTAGAGCCGTTTCCTGTGTAAAGGTATGTGCTGAAAATTTGTTCTATATATACAGGCTCAACAGCAACCCCGCCACCGAATCCATCGTAGCTTGCAGCCCCACTCGTAGCTTGTAACGGCATTGTTATTCCTTATCTTTACAGTTATCAAAGTGCCAACGCTTTGCAACATTGACAGCGATAGATTTTTGACAATGAGGACAATCAACTTTAGGTTTTGGTAAACCCTTGCGCATTGCACTCATTTTAGCTTTTGATTCTTCAGATTGCTTACGCCCTTTCATTGGGCTAGGGCGACCTAATAATGCTTCAGAAGTCTTACGCTTTGTTTCTTCAGATGGCCTATAAGCTGTAGTTAATCTGGCTTTAGCAATGTTTGCTCTACCTTCTTCAGACTTAGGTTTCCGCATCTTTTGCTTGTGTTCTTCTGTCATCACACGATTCTTTTGACGCTCAGAAGCAAGACGTTTATTTTCTTCAGTATGTTTGTAACCTTTAGCACCATCACCACCATCTGTCATGTTAGTCAATGGTATGCCAATATCACGCATTTCAGCAATTAACAAACATTCAAAATCAATAGCTTGTGCATCAGAAACATTTTCTTCAACTTTGGTAATAATTGGCTGCATACCAAGTGACATAAGTTTACGAATCTTATTTAGCTTCTTTGACTTGCGCTTGGTGTAATACTTAGCCTCATCTAAATGAAACTCGCAACGCTTACCATGCCCCTTACCAACGTAAAAGGGCATCCCATTTCTGGGGTCAGTCAGCGTGTAAACGTAGGCGGTGTTCATTAAGCCTTAAATTGTGTGTTGCTTGCCAAGACTGTGAAAGTCGCACTACCTGTCTTGACCAATAAATAGCGGTAACTATCGATGCCACTAGCATTACCCGCTGTAGGCGCACCACCAAGCCATCTAGTAGTTACTCCAGAGGTTGTGCCATCAACTTGAACAGCAGAGTTGTAGTAAGCAGTAGAGCCTTGAGTGACCAAGAAAGCCACAGTCATTGACTGCCCCGTACTCATCAAAGTATTCAATGAAGTACCGCTAGAGCCTCTAAAGTTAACTGTCCAGTTAGCACTTGCGTTACTTGTGTAGTACAGGACAGACTGAGTGGTAATGTCGTAGTTAATCGTTCCAGTAGCCGCAGTAGCTGATACTGTTGCTACCTCT